TAAGAAGATCTTTGATAAGATTATGGACTCTATGCAGCCTCAGTTCCCTGACGAGGCTCCTGTGAATCCATTTGATATGTGGCAAGGTGCTGACTTTACGATTAAGATTCGTAAAGTAGAAGGCTATCCTAACTACGATGCGTCTAGCTTCAAGTCTCCTGCTCAAGTAGCTGGTGATGATGATCAGCTAGAAGCTATCTATAATAAGCAACACGACTGTACTGAATGGACTGATCCTAAGAACTTCAAGACATATGATGAGCTTAAGTCTCGTCTAGCTCTTGTATTAGGTGAGAGTGCACCACGTACTGTACGTGAGAATGTATCATTAGATACTTCTACCCCTTATGTAGCTCCTCAGGCTTCTGCTCCTGCAGCAGCTGCTCCTATGGCTGCTCCTGCACCTATGGCAACAGCAGAGAATACTGCTCTTGATGAGGATGATACTATGTCGTACTTTGCTAAGTTAGCAGCTGACGACTGATACTAAGGCCCACCAATAGCATCAAAGCTGCCACCGTTGAGAACATCGACGGTGGCAGTATTTTGTTGTAAAGCTATTGAACCATTATTAGTAGTGCTGTTATACTGTCTCGCATCATTTAAAGCCATAGTTAGAGCTTCTAACTCATCACGTTTAGTGTTAATTTCACCAAGACGTTTTGCTGTATCATAGTCTATTCTTTCCATAGCTGCTTCTGTAATTTCTTCTCTATTAGCTATGTTTAACTTAGCACCTTTAATAGATTCATCAAGCCCCATGGCCTTTGCAGCCCAATTAGGTACAGTATCTTTTATTTTCTGTAGTGCACCTAAGAATATAGAATCAGGTAATCCTGCTACCCAATCACCAAACTTAACAAAGCCAACTTTTAGTTTTTGCATTGCATAGACCCATTCTTCTTCTAAGGATAATCCTATTCGTTTAGGCATTGTCATAAACCATATTGTAAGAGATTCCATGGAAGACATAAAGCCATTCTTTATACGTGCGTAAGTATCAGATAACGTTTTCATTAAGTCTAGTTCTGGCAAATCTAATTCAATACCGAATTTAGAAGCAACCCATTCTGTTATTGGAGCTATAGCTTTATTATAAATCCAATCCACCATACTAGTACTAGCACCAAGCCAATTTTTGAACAGTATAGTCAATGACTCTCCGATAGATTTCTCACCAGAAAACAAATCTCCAAACCATTTAAATGCAGCTTCATACATTCCAAAGATACCATCAATAAGGCTTTTGATAGTGTCCTTGAAGCTGAAAGTTTGAATGATAGCTAATGCGTCACCAGTAAGTCCTTGTCCTGATTTTATCTTTCCATCCTCATCCGATTCTAACCCTAAAAGATTTTTTAGGATCCAGACCATACCATTTTTGAGTAAATCAAGCGGTGCGCCAATAAAGTCAGCAAAGAATGTACCAAAACCTGCTTTAAACTTGTCAAACTTAGAACCATCTTCCTCTTGATATGCAGTAACAGATTCAAACAAAGACATGATGACTCCAACTGGCCATAATATTTTACTGAACAACTTAACAAAGCCCTTTGCACCTGAGATGAAAGGATCTAAAAATTTAAACAATCCAGAACCAGCACCTTTAATAAAATCAGTAACACCAGTAGCAAAGCTACGTACAGGGTTTAATATTTTACCCATAGCAGCTGTTGCTCTTAAGGCTAGAGATCCTTTAGCACTTACCTTCATACCATCAGTAGGATCTTGGATAGGTTTTAAGTCTGCTCCAATTCCAAATGTGTTAAGGAATTTAGTTCTTAAAGATTGCATCCTCTTGTTAACAGCTTCTTCAACAGACATTACTTTAGTAAGATCACCCTTTTTACCTAGACCTGATATTTTCTCTCCATCAGCTCCAATACCAAATATTCTTCTTAGTAATCCTAGTTTAAGACTGTTAGCACCCTTCGTAGCTATATCACCTAATGTGCTTAACCCTGTTTTAACTTTTTTAAGAGCACCAGCTTCCCAGCCACGCAATCCGGCCAACCCAGCAGTAAAAGCAGTTATACCAGCTAGAAGAGGAGCAAGCATTTTTGCTGGGTTAAGTAAGCTAAAAGGGTTAATTATTGCTTTGGCTGTCTTTTCACCAGCATTGAACGCGCCTGATTTAGTAGTAGCTTGTCGTTTACGTTGTTTATCAAGCCTACTTTCTAAATCATCTCCATCCGGAGTCATCATTTTTACTAGCTTATCTAGATTCTTATTTGTCTGAGCAGTAGCTTTATTATTAGCTTTTAACTCAGCTACTACATCACTTAATGTTTTCTCTACAGCCATTACTTTTGCTCTCTTCTTAACTCTTCTTCTTTTAAATAATCTATTAGCAAGGAAACATAAACTTCACGTTCCCAAGGAACCATTTCGTCTATCTCACCCAAACTATATTTATGATGTTGCATTAAAGAAAAGTTAGTTTGGAAATGAGTGAATAAATCATTGTGAGATAGACACACTAAAAAAAACTTTGCATTCCTTGTAATACTTGTTTATTCTCTTTTTCACATTTACTACAGTTAAATACCACATCATGGGATAAGGCTGGCATTCCTGAAATAAAATTCTGTAACTTCTCAAATTGCGATCTGTTCATTGATTCTAAAAAATCTTGAATCTCTGCTTCTGTCTCACCCTTTAAGTCTATTCTTTCTTCTCCAGTATGTACAGCTGCTAATGAAGCTCTCATGATAGCAAATGCTTGATCTGTTTCAGATCCACCTAAGTCCATTTCTACAACGGTAGAGTAGGTGGGCCATTGCATTTCTACTATAATATTATCTCCTAAATCAAGCATAAAGTCTGTTTCAGGAATAGTAATACCAATCTCTTCTACGTTAATTACTACTTCGTTCTGCTCATCGCAGTGCTCACAGTTTACACCTAATTTAGACGTTTCTCCTACTGACTTAGCTCTTAGTTTAGTAAACATGTACTCTACATCAAAGGTAGTCAGTTTATTTTTTTTAACACCATCTTCTATACAAGCATCTAATGTATCTACAATTGAATGTAACATTTGATTAGTATCATTTGATTCCATTGCAATCATTAGTACTTTTTCTTCTTTAACTAAGAAAGGTCTAAATCTAACTTTTTCTTTAGAAGATGGTATAACCATCTCATACTTGGGGTGTGCGTTAATCTTTGGCAATGCCATAATTTATCATCCTTATTATTTCGAAGTCCAGTTCGTATACGAAAGCTGAACAGTGAGCTTAACTAGACCGTCTTGCTCATCAGTAAATTCAATTCCATTCATTGTTGTTGGGAAGGCATCTAATAATGTACATTCATACACAATAGATTCCCTCGTTCTTATATCTATATCTAGATTCAATCCGAAGATTTTATCTATAGGAAAGTCAAAAGCCATTCCTTTTTTAAGTTGTTTTATCTTTACTTGCTCAGTAAAGTCGTTCGCATATCCTATCTCAAAGGTGTCTTGATTGATAACCTTATTCTGCCAAGTCTCAAAATACTTTTTTATGTTATAATTATTCATAACATGAAACGTAAGACTGATATCATCAGAAGCAAATCCGTTTGGCATCTTACGAGCTTTAATACCAATCAACCTTTCCTGAGTCATTATCTGTCTACCAGGAAGGTTAACATTAGTACAAAGTATATTAAGATCTCTTGTATCATATTGTCCGTTAAGTGATGGTAACTCTACTAAGAATTGATTAGCAGATGCAAAACCTCTACCTTTAGATGCTACACCTTTTAATTGATCAATATTCATCTTAACATCCTTCTTGAATCTACATATACTTTATTACCACTAGCCTTCTGCCAATCAGCAAGAGGAAGAAACGTTGCGATCTCCCATTCAGGTGCTGGTACGATAGCAAATCTACTCTTTACATGATCAGTAAGATAATGTTTAAAGCACGGAGCAAAGTATTTTGTACGAGCAGATCTTTTTAGATAGTTATAGTTAACCGCAAATCTAGTCTTCTCATCATATGCTTTATTATTAGTATTATCTAATAGTACATCTAAGAACTTAGCTCTCAGTACTGGAGGTAAGTAATGTAAGTTCAAACCATAGAACCCTCCTTCAGCTTTATCAACAATAATAGTTAAAGGAAAAGAGTCATAGTATGGAAGCTTGTCTTTTGTCTTTGGATTATAAAAGAACA